ACAATTGAATCAGCTACTTTTTCGCTTGATACTTCTTTGCTTGGGGTTGTCTCGTTTTCACTATCTGAACTGATGGCTTCGGGTTTATCCTCGGCGCGTTCAGCATCCTTTTTTCTGCCAAATCCAAACATAAATTACACCTTGATTAGTGGAAAAGAGGGAGCCGAAGCCCCCTCTATCCGGTTGGTTAAACTACATTCTATACCCCGTAACCTTGACCAGCATAAAATGGGTTAAACGTCGCATAAGCAGGGAGAAGGTCGAAACGAATCTTCTGCTTATTGGCTGCACCATCTGAATACTTGGTGATGCGAATCTGCATACCATCTTCAGTTGTAGCAATGGTATCTGTTGCATACAACTTATTCAGAGGGACAGTACCGATGCCGAACGCTGTCTTGTGGAAGAACATGGCAGGCTGGTAAACTGCATCAGCAGCACCAAGGATGGTAATAACATCATTCTCCGCAAGAGCAACATCAACAGTATTGTACTGACCATTGGTTTCATTGAGAGCAGGGCCAGCAACAACCAAAGTACCTTCACCAGATGCACCGAGGGTCACATCAGCAGTCACAACACCAGACCAAAGAACCTGAGAGCCTGTACCGTCAAGGAATGCCTGACGAGTAGAAAGGCTCAAGCGATACTTGCCAGTTACCTGAACAAGAGCACCGGCCTTGACAACTGCGGCGCCAGTAAACGCTGTAACACCGATACTCTGCGTCATAGTGTCCTTAGCGCCAACATAAGTCGCAGTAGGTGTACCAACAATCGTACCGGCACGGTCTGCTGCGTCACTGGAGGTGCGTGATGCCAGAGCATTTGAAGTCATAGCACGCAGACCACCAAACTTGTCAGAAATCAAAGAATTCTGCCATGCGGTATTGACCAGACCATTATCGCCAGATGAAAGACCTGACTGAGTGTTAGCAAGGGCTGCGGCAACAAATGGATTCATCACATAGCAGCGTTCCATATCATTCGGAACACCGATTGAGTCCATGAGAGCGTTTGCACCAGCAACATCACCCCAAGCATCAATGGCAGTGCCAGGAGTACCGTAGTGAAGGTTGCAGTTCTTGTACATATAAGCGCCGAAGTCTGTTTCCAGGTCGGTCACAAGACGGGCTGCTGAAGGTTTCAGGATTTCATCCAGCTTATCCAGCTTCAGAGCCTGATCAACTTCATCCCAATCCATGTGGACAGTGAAGTAGTCCTGGACTGTACCAGTGGCCTTACCTGAGATGATGTCAGATGAGTCAACGGCTGAAATATCACCATCGGCTGTGCGGTCTGATTTGTAGTCATGTGGACGTTTGAAGTCTACCTGAGTACCAGATTTTGGTGAGAATTTGCCTTCAAGCAGTTGGGTATCAACTGACTTGGTTAAGACGCGAGAGGCTTCGAAGCCCTTGAGGAACGATTCCGCAATCGGGCGCGAAAAGTTACTCGATAGATTGTTTGTACTAGCCATGAGTTAGCTACTCCTACATTTAATTATTCAAATGTAGCACCTGCGATAAGCGGATTCTTCTGCTCACCAGCCCCACGACCTGTCAATGTCTCTGCCGGATCGGGCGCACTAGATGCCTGTGGTTTCATTGCAGAGGCAGCTAACCTGATGTCGGAATTGATCTTGAGTGCAGCTTGGATTGGTGGCAAATGTCGCAGGTCATCCAATTCGATTGGATTTGCTGCTAGATACTTCGTGATAAGCGGCCCATCCTCTTGCTGAAGGATAAACTCTGCTATCTCACCAGAAATACCGGCTTCCACCACTGTCCTACCTGCGCTCTCCATCTCTACTCGATCAAGCCCAAGCGTCACAATCCTTTTTGTATAGTCGTCTACTAATGACTGCACATGGTCTTGATCTGCTCGGTTTGCTGCTTCTTGCGCTGCGGTTTGCTGCTCAATAACGTTTTGCTTCTGTGCGTCTTGAGTCGCCTGCCGCTTAATGGCTTCATCTCTGGCTTTTACTTGAGCCTCATAATCTTCATCATAAGGGTCAGGTACAGGAGGGACAATAATCACCTCCTTTTCAGCCTCGATTGCATCTAGCTTTTCTTTAAGCACCCTTGCTTCATTTTGTGCGGCGATTTTTAATCGTTCTTCCGCACGGTATTTGGAGTGTTGCTTATTGATAGCCTTCTGCACACCATCATCGGTTTTATCCTGGTGTTCTCCAGTTGCAGTTGCTAATTCTGCTCCACTCTCGGTGGTTGCCGTTTCCGCGTTATCAACCTCAACAGGATCAATGTCAAGGGTAATTCCGCTTTCAGCGGTTTGTAGCTCGTCAGTCATGGTAGTAGCCTCTTTCGAGTAGTTGGCCGCGATAACCTCGCGTAGGTTGTTCTAAGTATATCAGTTATTCGTTACTTGTGTATATTAGCATATTAATATCACTGTCTGGTTATATTAGTACGTTCTAAATCAGGGTCAACACGTTCCTGCGATTCAGTGACAATTTCTGCCTGTTGAGCGTAAGCCTGCGTATTGGTCGGGCCAACAATGGCATCAACGCCCATCGCTTCACGGATGGTCTTTAGTGTTTGCGCTTGCGTGTTCAGTGCATTCACAATGGCGGTCTGTTGGTCTGCAAACATCTTCATCTGCTTTTGATTCAATTCAGCGGCAAACTTAGCTTCTTCAAACTCTTGCTTGTCCGCGGCTAACTGAATCTTGTCGGCACGTTCTGCGGCCTTGGACTGAACATCTGCCGTATTCGCTTGGGTCTGCTCCATGACGGCTTGTGCCATTGGGTCAGGCCCTTGCTGCGCCTGCTCTGCTTCAAGCTGCTCGATTCTCTGCTGGAGTATCTGCTTTTCTTCGTCCGTCATCTGGTCATCAGGAATCATGCCAGATTCAAGAAGCTGCTTTCTTGCTCGCTCTGCCATCAAATCCATACCCGGAGCGGCGAGATTAGCCAACCAGATGTCCTTGCCCTGCTGGACAATGGAAGGATCGAGCTGCGCCATATCAATGAAGGCTCGGGCGGTTTCCTGCTGGCGATTCTTGAAGGCAGGCCCAACATCACAAGTCACGTCATATTTGCCCTTTCTCAGGTCATTCAGTGCAACCATTTCGCCTGTTTCGTCATCGCGCACTTGATCGTTGATCTGCTCCATCTTGGAGCTTCCGTCTTCGCCCAATACCCTGATGGTTCGTTTCGTGTCATAAACCCTTGGGATAGCATCAACCAGGATTCTCGCCGTGTGGCAGATAGCAACCTCTTGAGCAGAGAAGTATTTGATTGTGGAGTTGTCGCCCTTCTGCTGCTGTAGCTCGATGGCGTAACCGGACTGCTGCGGGGCATTGCCCTGATTGGCCGCGAAGATACCAGATGATTCAATGATATTCTGGTTCATTGATTGTGAGGTTAATTGCAAGCCCTGATTCACTTGCGCGCCACCTTGCCAGAATGGAGGATTTTGACCGTCCACATGCGTATAGGTCTGGATAGGGTCTGCATTGGTGTTCATGGTCTGGAGAGTAGCCATATCGGACTGCGCCTGCTCTCTGGTCATCCAGTATTTAGCCCGTGGAGCGAGTGCGCCTTCTTCAATTTCTCGGCTTTGTGCGTAGTTCAGGACGCGCTGAGAGTCCATCAGTTTATTAACAGCGCCGCGATATACGACTTTGTTCTCTGATATGTCGAAGTTTCCGTATGTTGGAATAACAGGGATATAGCTGAATACTGTGTCTTTCGCGTCACCGAGCCATGCAGTTCCATCAAACAGGCGGGTCATTACTTTGTGGCTTTTCTTCTTTCTGCGCCTTACTTCGGTTATTCCATTCTGAGCCATTTCAGCAACAACCGTCTCGAAGTCATCATCGACTTCATACACGGCGTTATTCGACATCAGTACCAGTTCTTTAGTCACTGGCTGCTTGTACAAAAACTCACCGACCACTATTAGCTTTGGCTTATATGAATAGACTTCTTCTGTCCGCATGTCGCCAACTGACCGCCTTGAGCCTTCTGGGAACTTCTCGTCATACTCGTCGCATGTCAGGGTTTGCAGGACAAAGGCATGATTGGCGTCTGACATATCCTGCATCTCAGCGCCATGATCGAACCATACGCGGTCTACAGCATTGGCAATCTTGCGGATAAACAGGTCTTGCTCGAATGAGTCGGTGTCTGCCCAGTCCTGGACTACTCGCCAAGCATCAAACCCCGCTGATACCATCTTGCGGCCTGCTGCATTATAAACGTGCGTGGCATTGGACATTGATTCAATATTGCGGATCATGCCATCGTAGAGCTTGGCGAGGTCTTTGGAGGCATCGCCACCAGCGGGGCGAACTTTGATGCCGAACTCGGCTTGTTCCATCTCACCGGCAATAGAGTCTACAACGGGGTTGCATTTGTCGAAGGTATAACGGGGGCGGCCTGACATCTTACTGATGACGCTAGGCTCCCACTGCCCGTCTGATTTCTCAAGGAAGTGGGTAACTTCTCGGACCTGTTCCCTGTTATCGAATTCGGCCTCTTGAGC